ATCGAACACGCGCTCCCATCCGCCGTTCCAGATGGCGCGCGAGCGCACGCCATCGAAGGCGTAAAGGCTGTCTGTGCCGGGGCCGACGAGCGAGCCGCGGACCTGGTCTACCGAGTCATGGCCGAGAAAGCCCGAGCCCTGGTACACCGGGCGGAAGCCCATCCTGCCGGCCCGGCTGAAGCCTGTGCTCTCAAAGAACCCGTAGGACGTGAAGATGATGAGCCGGTCGCCCAACGTGCGCATCCCCGTGATGGGGCTGTTGTACGTGTCGCGCACGCGCCCGTTGTAGAGGAGCGGCCAAACATGATTGCTCCCGTTGAGGGCGCTGTGCCTGATTCCGTCCGGATAGCCGGGGAGGTTCGCAACGAAGATTGCGCCCCGGTACGACCAGATGTACCGGCCACGCGGCGGGATGCGCGCGAGTTTGGTGTACGCGTTGACATCGACATCTGAGAGCCCCTCGTCGCGCGCGTACGTTGAAACGTGGACCTGGAACCGTCGCGCTGCCGCGTCGTTCACACCCGCGATATGCCGGCGCAAGCTGCGCCCGTCGAAGACATGGATAGGCGTGCGGTCGTTGCACGCGAGAACGCGCCCGCGCTGCGGGTCGGTGGTGAAGCTCCACTGCTCGCCGTGCTCCACTGAGAACCGTGGCTCCGAGCGTAGCCGCCAATGCACCGGTTTATCGACAATGGTTGCGTCTGCGGCGGGCGCGTATGGTTGAGCGCTGACTCCGACGGTGTGCTCGTCGTTGAAGTCCACTTCGTACTTGCGGTCGTCGCCGTCGGTCGGCCCCTGTACCTTCATCCGCGCGTGTGGACCGGAGAGGATGAACTCGTTGTTCCCGTCGGGCGCGACGCTGAAGGCCGGGTAGAGCTTCAGGACCAGCCCTTCGGAGAAGTACACCTCGCGCTCTTCACCGAGCGGTGTTCCACCCCCTCCCTTGGTGATGCAACGCAGCCTGCAATGCCGGTAGCGCTTGGCTGCGACCGTGACGTAGGGCGATTGCAGCGTGAGCGTTGTCCTGCCGTTGGCGTTCGCTGCGGAGTCGAACATCGTGATGCCGATGTGGACGAGCAGGCCACCGCGGAACTCCGAGTACGGCGCCTCGGTTGTGGCGGGCACCCAGAGCGGGTCGGTGATCCAGTTGAAGTCCCGGCGGTCTTTCTGGAGCTTGCTCGCGACACCATGTGTGCCGGGGGATGCGGCGTGCGTTGCCCATGCGCCGCCGTAAGCCCTGTCCTCGTTGACGGGCCAAGCTGGCTGGCCATAGGTCCCAGAGCCCTCGAAGGTGGTGGGGGATTCCGGGCCGCCGGCCTGGCTCTCGTTGTCCTCGGTGTACTCGGGGCCGCCGAGCAGAAGCTCCCGCTCCTGGTTGCCGCGGACGACCTCGATGGTCTCGCCCGCTTCGACCGCCGACTCAGGTGGGCGGCCGGCTGTCGCCAGGACGAGTTGCTCACCGCGAATGTTTGTCGGGTGGATGCCGGTGACGGGCTCAAGCTCGAAGCAGCGGATGCCGGGGCGGGTGACCGCCGACGGTCCAAGCAGCGACACGCTCTTGCGGTGAAGGAGCGAGCCCACGCCATCAGCCAGGGCGCCATCCCCGGCCGTGAGCGGATAGACGACGCTGGTTGCGGCTACCGCGGTGACCTGCACCTCGGCCCCGGTGTTGGTTGTGTGGTTGATGCTTTCAACCCAATCCCCGACAACGACGCCATGTCCTGCACCCACCGTCGCCGTCGCCGAGTTGGTCGTGACCGTGACGGCTGTGGTTGCCACGTCCGACCGGGCGCCCTCCACCAGGTCGATGCGTATGTAAAAAGCCGTGACAACAAGGCTTACGCCGGTCACCGATGTGCTGTGCGCGGTCCACCCTGTCAGGTCCGCTTTGCGCCAAGACATCCGCCCCTCTGTCCCGAGGGTTTCGGTGGGGTTGCTGCCGTAGAGAATCGTGTGGTCAAGGAACCAGGGCACGGCAACCCAGATGGCTCCGTTCCAGTATGAGAGCTTCGCCCGGATGTGCTGCGTGGGTGTGGTGTTGTCGGTCAGCCACCGCACATCGAACCCGTCGAACTGGTCCTCGCACCCAATGTAGATGCGCTTCTCGCCTGCGAAGGCGGGGTTGCGGTCGGTCGGGAAGGTTATGGACTCGGCGGCGGGGTCGCCGTCGGAGGTAGCCACGTAGCACAGGCCGGCGGGGAGCATGTGCGGGGGCGCGGTGGCGACCGACACCAAAGCGTCACGTCGCCTGACATCGCCATCGTCGTTGATGGCGTTGAGCCCCTCGGCTGCCTGGTTGTGCTTGCGCTTCCCGTCGAGGCGGTCAACGCCGCCTTCCATCGTGGGGAGAACTATGAGGTCGCCGCGTGCCACGGAGGCACTGTACCCCTTATGACTGCTTTTTCGCAGCCTTGGCTGTCACGCCTTTGTAGCCGGCCACCTGCTGTCTGAGCTTGGTCAGCTCCCCGGCTTGCTCCTTGAGCATTGCAGCCTGCGCATCGCGCTCCTGCGAGAGCTTCCGGACCTGTTCCTCTGCGTGGGTCTGCGGCTGCTCCATGCTCATCGCGCCATTGTGCCGGTAGTAGTTGTGCGGCGACATGGCCCACTTGGCTGTGGCCGGGGAGACATCTACGAAGTTGATATCGTCAGCATCCGGGGTGCCGTCCTTGTTTTTGCGCTCCTCGTAGTAGGTCTCGATGAACCGGCCCGGGACCTCCTTGCCGTCGCGCATCTTCATCTTGATGACCTTCTTGGTCGCCAGGTCGTGGTTCTGACCCTTGGCCTGGATGACGACGGTCTCCCCTGCGTAGTCGAAGCGGATGGGGTCGTTCCCGTTGTTCACCAGTCTTACCAAACCCTGCATATCAAACTCCTACCCGATGTCCGCGAGCGTGCGCGGCCCCTCGTGCTGATGCCCTACGAAGTAAAGCTGTTCCTCGTGTTTGGCAAGCTCCTCGGCTTGCTGCATCGTCCACTCGCCTTCGGGGGCACGTAGCTGTTTGGCGGCTGTGAGGGCAACCAGCCGGATGAGCCACGGCGGGGCTTGGATTGAATCCCCGGCTACACCAGGAATCCAGGCGCCGGCGACGAAGTGAACACGGAGGGGGACACTGGTGGCCGGCGTCCCGCGAATCGAAACCTGTGGTGCGTCATCCGCGGTGTCGCCACCGAAGAGCGTGTAGACGCGGCGTTCGTCCCGCTGGCGCTCCACGTCGCCCGGGGGCACATAGAGAATCCGCAGCGGGTCGGTGGTTGTGGTGATGTCCTCAATCCGGGTGATAGGCCGGTTCCGGATGGCCGCCGGGAGGTCCATCGAGTCGGTGTCGGCGGCGTAGGTGAACTCGTTCCGCACGATAGCCTCGCCCGGGTCCCGGCCCCACAGCTCAGCCATCACAAACTGAAGCGCGTCTTCCAGGGCTATATCGACATCGGCAACCGGGAAGCGCAGGGCGTCAGGGTCAACACACTCGGTCCGGATGCGGGTCCGCATCTCGGTGAGGGTCTTGTCTGCGCCTCTTGCGTTCGCCACGGGCTGAGACTACCCGAAACCCTACGCTTTGCGCCAGCCTGCACCGAGCAGGGTCGCATCTACGCCGGGGTACATCATCTGTTCTGCGGCCTTCTGTCCGGCAATCTCCTTCTCAAGGAGGACCGCAGCCGCCGGGTCGCGCTCGCGTAGAAGCTCGACGTGATGCCTGCTTCCCCTCACCGCGGTGATGCCCAGCCCCGAGGCTGTCCGGAACATGACCTTGTCGCCGCGGAGCCTCTTGCGCTCGTCGGGGTCGTCGCGGTTGGGCGCTATCATCTGGAGCTTTCCACCGTTCGCCGCCGCGTTGATGCGCAGGTAGTTGTAGTCGATGATGTCGTGCTCCTGGTCCACGGTGACGCGCTCTGCCTCGCGAAGCTCTTCGTCCTGCGGCTTGCAAAGCTGCTTCTCGACACCATCGGGGCCGAGGCGCTTCAGGTCGGCGTCGCGGACGAACACCTCGAAGTCGCGACGGTCGGGGAGGCGGGGCTCGCCGATGAGCCCGCGAAGGTGCGCGTGCGCCACGGTGCCCTTGAGGTTCGACGGCAGCTCCTCTTCGACCGGGGGCTCCATGAAGATGCTGAAGCACTGGTAGCTTCGTCCTGCGTCGGGGTGCCAGGCCCGCTGGAAAGCGGCCCAGTAATCAGGGAGCAGCGGGTGCCGGCGTATCTTGAACTCCGGTTCCGTTCCGACCATGTCCTCGAAAGCAGCCTGCACCTGGGGAGGCGCGATGTCGGCCGACCGGAGGCAGTCGGGGTCGTAGTAGCCGTAATAAATCTCGCGGTTCAGCGCCTTGCGGTCGCCACGGTGCACCTGGTGGGTGCCACGCTTTTTGGCCTCCGGGACATCAATGGCCCGGTATCCCGAGGCCCGCAGCTTCTCTTCGGCCTCGTTGGCCTCGGCGTAAGCCTTCTCGAATCCGGTTCTGGGTTCGGCGCTTTTGCGCGAGTGGACGATGGCGGGCGCGTCGGTCACGGGCCGAGTCTAGCGCAGGGAGCCCTTCACCGTGAGCACAACCGTGTCCTCGTCGAAGATGGCGATGTTGCTGACAGTGGTCGTCTGAACAAGGTCAACCGAATTAGCTGTCTGGTCCACCGTGTAGGCCGACCCCTTGTTGCAGCCCTGTGTCTCGTTGCCCTCGGTTTTATCCGGGTGCGTCATACGGCAGACCGATAAGATGTCGGTGTTCACCGAGACCTTCTGTCTGAGCCCCACATGGTCGCTCGTCTTCATCACGAGGTAGTCGTCGGAGCTAAGCCCCGCACAGCCCGCCGCGGTCACGTACGAGACCGACTCGTAAGCGTACTTGGTCAGGTTCTCGGACTCGTTGATGGTGTTGACCGTCTCCGAGCCCGCGCGCCCAAGCACCCGGACACCGAACACGGTGGCGCTGGTGCAAGTGATGGCTGCGCTGTTGGCATCTTCATCGACAACACGGATGTCGAGCTTGGCAGGATAGTCCATCGCCCCGATGGAACTCGTCCATACCGGGGCAACCTGCGACTGGATTGACGCTCTGACGATGGAGCCCTCGAAGCCAACGGTGTGCGCCCCTGCGCTTTCCCATGAGGTCGAGGTGATGGTGAACGGAGCGACAACCTGTCGCCGCGTCCGGATGTGTGAGCCGAGGTTGTGGTCGCTGATGAGACCCAACCCCGCGAGTCCGGCCGCAACAACGACCGCCAAGGCGAGTAACTTTTTCATGTTGTCTCCGGTTCCTCCTTTTTGCTTAGATGACTGCCCCAACGTCGAACTGGATATCTTCGCGGGCACCGTTGTTGAGCGGCTCAGAGCAGAACGTGTTGAAGCGCTCGGCCATGACAATCTGGCGGGCGTCCTTGTTGCGCACGAAGCGTTCAGGCGCCTTGTCGATGCTCGCGAGCGGCCGGTTCATCAGGGTCCCGAGGGTCCCCTTGCGCAGCGCCCAAATCATACCCGGGGGACAATCGCGGTCGGTGTGCCACGGGATTGGCGTGTCGCCAGCGATGAACGTCAACCGGCCGTGGCCGGATTCGGTCTGCACTGGTGCGAAGCGCCGGTCACCCTTGTTGTCCTTGAGAACCTCGCGCCGCGTGGAGCGGTGAATCAGGAACACGTCGGGCTCGTCGCCTGTGCCGTCGTCCGCGATGATGTCGATGAGCAGCGATGCCATCAGCTCGTCGTACGCCTCGGCTGTGCCGAGGTTGTTGACGCGTTGGCCCGAGAGCGTCGGCCTGGACGACCGCGCCTCCCCGTAAACCGTCGCGTACAGGGACGCGTCGAGCACGAGGTTGCAGAGCCCGTTTGGACCGGCGAAGAAGCTGGCTTCATCGGCTGCGCCCACCGTCGAGGGAAGCTCCGCGCCGACGTAGCCCCAGGGGTGGATGAAGTCGTCGATGTTGTCGCCGGCAATCGAACCGTCGAGCGTGATTGTCGGGGAGCCGCCGCCGCGTGTGATTGCGGTGATTTTGCGCTCCTGGGTCGCCGTCGTCTCCAGTGGGTCACCTGCCAGCGTGGCTGATGTCTGGATGGACATGTTCTTGCGTAGGTAGTGCGTGCCGAACTTCCAGAAACTCGCCGCCACCGAGGTGCGGTCGTTCCGCGGGTGAAGCGTGTAGACCGGCGCCGCAGCAACCGCCGACAGTTGGCCGAGCGCCTGGTAGTACCCGAGGTACGCCATGCGGGCCTTGTTGATGGCGTACTGCGTGCGCGCACGCTTGAGGTCCGTCATGCGCGGGCCGGCAAACGCTGCCTTGTCTCCCGCGCGTGCCGCGTCTTCGACTTCACCGGTCCACTGAAGGATGGTGTAGAGCGAGCGGGCAATCAGCTCGGGCTGAAAGCTCGACGTGGTCGATGGCGCCATGAAGTCATGGTATTCCTGGTTTGCGAAACCAGCGGATTGCGGCAACTCGTCGATGACCGCATTCAGCACGCGCCGGCCACCCATGCGGCCCCGCACCTTGCCGAGGAACTTCAGGACCTCAACCGTCTTGTTGACGTGATCCATCCAGAGCTTTCCGTACCAGTCCTTTGCAAGACCGTCGAAAGCCTGAAGGCCAGAGCCCGGGGGTTGGGTTAATACATTGGTGACTGTCATCTGAGTAACTCCTCTACCCCTGTGCGTTCAGCATGCGGAGGTAATGAACATCTGCCTGCTCCATCGTCATCTGACGGGGAACCATTGTTGAGGGCGTGCCCGTGCCCGAGCCACCCGAGCGTTGCACGCGCGTGTTTGCTGGCCTGGAGGGCGGGGGTTGCCGCGACGCCCGGGGTGGTCGCCTGCCCTGCGGCTCCCCCCGCGATTTTGGCGTAGGCGCCGTGGTCTTGGCTGCGATTCGTATCGGCTCCAGAACCGTGATGAAAGCATCCCTCGGATTCATCCCCATCTGGAGAAGTCGCGCAGCCTGCTGGCGCGCGTGCGCGAAGTAGGCATTGTCCACCTTGTAGACCTTGGCTGCCTCGCCAAGCTGCTGCTCCACCTGCTGGTGCTGCGTCCACGCCTGGGCGGACTGCTGCATCTGCGCAAGCTGTTGCTCAAGCGCTTCGACGCGCCCGGTGGACTGCATCGAGTCGTGCCGGTTGCGAAGCTGGTTGATGACGAGCGCCCGCTGGTTGAGGTCGGCGGTCCGCGGGTCCATGCCCGCCTGCGCCATCACCCGGTCAACGTACGCTGGGTCCTCGATGTTGGGTTGCGCCGCCCGCTGGAAGGCTTGCTGCTGATTCTGCTGCTGCTGGGCCTGCGACTGAAGGAACACCGCCATCGCCTGCGAGAGCTGGTCAAGCTGGTTGTTCTGCTGCTGCGCCCATTGGGGCATGTCCTCGGCCGGGGCCGGGGCTGCGGCCGGTCCGTCCCAAATCGCGGCCGGGTCGGGGAGGTCTTCCTCACCTGGGAGGGGTTCGTCTTCCGTGGGGGGTGGCGCCGACGTGGTGACCGGGACCTCAAGGAGGGGCTTCTCCGGGTCCTGGGCTGGTGGTGGGGCTGGCTCCGCTTCCATTTGCGGCTCAAGCCCCTGGGCGACTAGCGCGTCGCCGTCCTCCATCGAGATGGACTCGCCTAAATCGTGGACCTCGCCCTCGCCGGGTTCCCCCATGAGGATGTCCCCGTGGTCTACGCCCGGGCTGTCCGGAATGTTTTCAACAACGGAGAGCGCGGTGGTGTCTTGCTGGGCGGGCGGTGGCATTGGGTGGGAACGTAGCAGCCGACCCACCTTGTGCGCAACTAGGCAGCCCTATAGCCGCTTTGCTCGTCCATCTCCGGGACCGGGTTTATGTTCTGGTCGTGGCCCCCGTCTGCCGGTGATTCGATGCCTGGCGGCTTCTCCGGTGGTGGCTCGCCCTGCGGGCTCTCGTACTGTCCGGTGAGCATCGACTCCTCCTCGGCCATGACAGGCAGTTGCATTCCGCGGAAGACCTCGTGCGACTCGATGTGTGCGAGCATGTACTCGCGCGCCCACTCCGGAAGCTGGCGGAACTTGCCACTGTTGACGAACCGGATGTGCTCGTCGAGGTGGGCGTCGTGCTCTTCGTAGAACTCGGCGCGCGGCAACCCCAGTGGGTCGGTGAGGTACGCGACGTTCTCCTGCCTGGCGTGGTTCCGGCCTGCGGCCTGGTCGTCCACTGTCCCGACGCCGGAATGGTCCCAGCCGGACATGCGGCGGAACTTCTCCGCTGCGGGGGTGTCCTCGAATGCGCCCACCTGGAACGCCTCCATCTGCTCGGACATGCGCAGCGCGCGTGAGTCGGGCGCTCCGCTGAACGGCTCGATTTGGAGGTGGTGGTTGAAGTCGAAGTCCTCGTTGGCGAAGGCGCGGACGCTGGGGAGCATGTCGTGCCCAAGCATCTGGATGAGCCGCCCCTCCTGATAGTTGGCATGCGCCTCGTGGAGGCACATACGCAGAACGTCGGCGATGGTCTCCTTCCACATGTGGATTTCGGGGGAGTGCGCGGCCCGTTCGAACTCGGCGATGTACGCGAGAGCGCGTCCGGAGCTGATGCCCGGCGGGATGTCGCCGCGCGACACGTCCGACTGCATCGACACGTCCTTCATCTGCCCGACGGTCGCGTCCTGAAACGAGAAGGTGCTCTGGTCGATGGGAGGGTGCTCGATGTAGCTCGGCTTGTAACCGTAGTTGTACGTGACGATTGAGCCGATGCCGCCAAGCTCTGCCATCTTCAGCTTCGCGCCGCGGGGCTCAAGCAACCAGGGGCGGACGGTCTTCTTGAGCATGGTGTTCTGCGACGAGGCGACACGGTTGACCGCGCGCTGCGGCGACACCAGGTCGGTAACCACGCCGTCGGCGTAAAGCTGGTCCTCGACGATGTTGAACCCGTTGACGAGGCGGAAGGGGAACCGCGGCTGAGCGTCGATGTGGAGCAGCTGTTTCCCGTGGAACGCCATCATGCGCCCGTTGGGGAACGTGTCGTTCGACCGCTCGTGGAGCATCGGGATTTCGACCTCCTGGTTCTCCATGCCGGTCGAGCCTGTGTAGACCTGCGACTCCCAGGGGTCGGTGTAGTCCAGCGCATCGCGTGCGCCGTTGTTCATGTCGGTGTTGGGCTCCCACACAATCTCGCGCCCCGTCACGTCTTCGGGGTACATCTGGCGTGCGGTGGCCAGGGGGATGCGCTTGAGGTGAACGATGTAGCGCATATCCCGCGCGCGGCGTGCGGCCGGGTCCGGGAGCGCCTGCGTCATGTTTACGGCTTCGACGCAAATCTCGCCCTCGCGGATGGGTTTGTCGATGGGATGACCAAACATGTCGGTCTCGCCGTTTGAGTCCTCGTAGCCGACGACGCGGCCTTCGCGGTCGTCCCAGCTCACCTTGAGCCATGCGCCACCGTGGATGTTCGCGGCGAGCGCCGCCCGGTAGAGCGTGTCGAACGTGATGACCCCGTTCCGGAGGAACGACGTGGCCAGCAGGGTGCTCAGGTTCGCGGCCTCCATCGCGTCGGCGTCGGCGTGCGATGCGACGACCTGTGGGTTCGGGAGGTTCCGCAGGAGGTTCGCCACCGTCGAGCGTACAAACGCGCGCGTGTAGTTGCGCACCTCGTCCTTCTCGTAGAAGCGACGGGTTTTGGGCTGATACCCGCGGATGCCGAGGGTTCCGTGCTGCTGGCCGCGATAGAACGAACTGGTGGTGGTTACGCGCGCGAGCAGCGTAATGAACGCACTCATCGAGTCGTCGATATGCTGGAGCCCCTCCTCGCGGAAAGTCTCAAGCTGGATGCGGGATAGCTTCGGGCGCGCGAGTTTAGGCATTTAGTCTCCGGGGAAGCCCATCTGCTCGGGCGGGATGTCCATCGCCCCGTTGCCAGGCCGGCGGCCACCGCGCTGAGCAGCGAAGGCTAATTGGTTCTGTTGGATTTGGGACCTGCGCTCTTCAAGCTCAATCTCGGCGGCGTCCGCCTGTACAGTGGCTTGCTGGCGGATGATGTCGGCGGGGGTTCCGCCAACAGTCTGAGCGCTTTCCAGGTGCCCAAGCATCTGGCTGAGCATATCAGTTGACGCCCGGGACATGATGCGGACGCAAATCGGGATGCTCACAATAGCTGCGAGCGAAAGAAGGGTCAGGCAGGCGACGGCTACGGTGTTCACCAGCCGGAAGGTAGCTGTTCCTCCTCCTCGCTGTCGAGGTCCCAGGGAGAAAGGCTCTTTTCAAGCTCCTCGTCCTTGCGCTCCTGCTCCCGCATGATGCCCTCCCAAATCCGCCGGTCCATCTCGCTTTGGCTGGCTTTCTGCTGCTCAACCTTCAGCTCCCTACGTATCGCCACCGGGTCGATGACCGGGGCCTGGCGGCACTCGTCGCCCCATGTGCAGAGCGCGTCGGCAATCACGCAGTCGTCGTTTTCGCCTTCGGGGGCCTTGAGCTTCTTATCCACGTTCTCGTAGATGGCGTGCTCGTGAATCGAGACCTGGCTCCGGATGCGGATGGTCTTGCTGCGGATGCGGTGCTGATGCCGGCCGATGAGGTGATACTTGCCGGGTCCGTTGGTGACGAACCCCAGTTGCCACACAAGCTCGGCCTGGGAGTCGCGCTCGCTGTCCAGGTTCTTCCGTTTGTACATGTGCGGATACTGAAGCTCGAATAGCCGGCGCGCGGTCGAGTGCCCCTGGTCGTTCAGCTCCGGGGTGATGAACCCACCGTTGAACCACTCCCCAAGGGTCGCCGCGACATCGCCGAGGTCCACCGGGTCTATCTTGCCGCGCCACCGGGCCGCTTCGTCGAGGAAGGTCCCGTCGGTCCGGTTGAAAACGCTGATGACAGACCAGTCGCCGGACTTGAGCCCCTTGGCTACGTCGATGCCGATGACGAACAGCTCACCGGGCTTTGGCTTCTGGTAGACGTGGAGGTTCGCGTTGGACGTGGCGCGCAGCGGAAGCCAGTCGCGGCCGAGGACGATGCGCGAGGGCTTGTAGCCTTCGGCGTCCTTCTCCATCTGTTCAAGGATGTCCTGGGCGAAGACACGCGTGCCCTGGCTCTGGAACATCTCGGTCTCGTCGGCGGGCCACTCCTGCTTGAAGAAGTCGGCGGGGTCCATGCCCGGGATGCCTTGGCAGTCCTGCCGGATTCGGAGGCGGCGCCACGCAAGGTTCCCGGTAGAGACTCGACCGGGGAAGCGGCGGCGCATCGAGCGCTCTGCTTCGTCGAGCGTCTTTTCTATGTGGTTGCTCTCGAACCTGCTCAGCTTGAGCGTGTACTCGGGGTCCTCAAACCACGGGATGAAGAACTTGAAAAAACCGTTCCACGAGTCGAGCGCAATCGCGTCCTCGTTCTCAATCGCGGCGATGACATCATCGATGAACATCGCTTGCTTCCACCGCTCGAAGAACGGGCCGGCGCGACCGTTGCCCGTGGACTCGTCAACCACGGTTGCCCACTTGGGGACGGCGGGCATCATCTTGTTGACAGCCGTGTAGTCCTTGTAGAACGCGCTCTCCGACAGATGCACCGCGCCGAAGGTGAACGACAACGCACCAAGCGGCGAGCCCGCGGTCTGCACGACAAACCGGCTGTTGGTGGTCAGCTCAAGGCGGTCGGCGCCAAAGCCGGTAGCCTCTGTTCGTAGCGCCTCGTAACCCAGCGGCCACGACTCATAGGCCAGGCGTGTTTTGCGGAAGATGTTTTCGGAAACATCGTTGAGGTGAGCGGTGATGTTGACGCTGAAGTTTTCGGTCAGCATCACGTCGGTGAAGAACCGCGCTTGCACGTACGTGCTGATGCCGACCTGCCGCGGCTTGCCAACGACGATTCGAACAGGCCCCGCGTGGATGTCCGGGAAGCCCGACTTCTTCAGCTCGTGAATCGCCTTGCTGACTCCGTACTCGGCGATGGTATCGCACTTCTCCCGGAGCAACTTGCCTTGCAGTGTTGGGATGTCGAGATAGCCCCACGGGCTGGCGTAGTTCTCTGCCTCGATGTTGCGGATGAGACGGAACGCGCGAACGCGCTCCCACATCTTGTGCAACCTGTCTTGCGACGGGTTGAGCTTGAACGGAATCATCCGCCCCGGGTTGTCACGGTCCTCGATGCAAACAAGCGACTCCATCGCAAGGCGCGGGTCGAGCTTGAAGGCGCGGAGGTCTTCTAGCTGCTGTTCGGTCGGGTCCTTGGCTGCCCGCTGGGCGCTCGGGCGAGAGGGCATGAGCTACTTCTTCGCGCGAATGGTTGGGTGGAACTGGTGGGGCTTCTTCGCGCGAATGGTTGGGTGGCCCGGGCGATAGCGCGGGGCGAGTTCCTGCTCCTCCGCGTCGCTTAGTGGTTGCGGGTTGAACCGGAGCTGGGTCAGGTGCTCTTCGCGCGCCCTGTCCTCGCGGCCCGGCTGCCCGACGTTGTGCTCCAGCTGGTCGACGAGGTGCTGGAGCTTGATGTCGCCAAGGGACCCCGCGCGCGTTTTCACGTCGTGGAGCAGCTTGCCGAAGCCGGCGCCGAAGAAAATCGCGTGACCTGCACCAGGCCCCAGCAGCGGGGGTCGCCCCATCGGTCGCCCCATCGGTCGCGTCTGCGGTGGGCCTGGGTTTGCCGCTGTCATAGCGCTAGCTGGACCCTGCGGATACCCCTGCGCTCTTGCTGTTGATGCGGCTGCGCGTGAGAGGTTGGTGCCACCTTTTGCCGGCTTGGGCGGCTTGGTTTTCATGTATTCGTTGAGCTTGAGGTTTGGCTGCTCCATCTGCGTTGCGCGGGTGCCACTGGGAATTGGACCGCTCGGGCTCTGTCCACCCGGGGACTGGTAAGCCCCGGTTCCAAGCATCTGCTTGCCCTGGTACATGTTCGATCCCCCTGGCTGCGAGTACCCCTGAACCTGAGACAGCCCACTCATTCCGCCGGCCGCAGGCGCCTTCTGCCCCCCGTAGGTCTCCAGCCCGCTGATGATGCTACCCGGGCTCGGCGCCGGTGACCTGGTTGATGGGACTATGCCATACCCCGGCGGAATCGTGCCGATAAGCGGGCGATGGTACATCGAGCCCCCCGGTTGCGAGTACCCCTGAACCTGCGAGAGCCCGGTCAACCCCCTGGGGGTAGAGGATGCAGGTGAGCCCAGGGATTGAGACGCACCGGGGACCCCCGACGGTGGCATCGGTGGTGGACCAGAGATGCTTGACGGGTTGAGCGATGACCCGCGAAGTCGCGGGCTGGAACTCATCGACGGTGGCGGTCCGGAGTTGGGCGCCGCCGACTGCCGGCTGTTGGGACCGAAGGGGTTGTCGAACCTGCTCGGGTTCAGCTCGGCGGCAAGCCTGCTGGCCTGGGTCGCCGGCCCAGGCAGAGGGTTGGGCAACTCTATGGTGTTGGGGCTGTACGCGCCAGGCTTGAGTGTTGTCGTGGCTGGAGGCCGCGAGGACTGAATCATTTGT